GCAAATTGGAAGAAGAAGACGAGACGATTACACGGATGGAACAATAAGAATACCAATCGAGTCACCGCCTCAGTAATAGGAGAAAAAAATTATGGCAATAGTATCAGCAGTATGTAATAGTTTCAAAACAGAAGTCCTAGAAGCTAAACACAATTTTTTAGCATCTGGGGGAAACACTTTTAAATTAGCTTTATACACAAGCTCTGCAAATTTAGGTGCAAGTACAACAGCGTATGCAACAAATCCAGGTGGTGGATCTAACACTGAAATTACTAACACATCCGGGTCAGCTTATGATCCAGGTGGAAAAGCATTAACAAGTGTCAACCCAGCTTTAGATGGATCAACAGCGTGTTGTGATTTTGCAGATATATCTTTTACATCAGCTTCATTTACAGCTAATGGTTGTTTAATATATAATGACTCAGCAAGTGGTGATCCAGCAGTTTGTACAATCGCATTTGGTTCAGACAAAACTGTAACAAGTGGAACTTTTACAATTCAATTTCCTGCAGCAGCAGCATCAACCGCAATACTTCGTATAGCGTAAAGAGGTAACGACGTATGTCCGTTACCCGAACATTCACAGTAACGGTAGTCAGTACCGGTGGCGGCAATAAATATTTTATTGACGGTGTACAACAAGCTACAGTAAATTTAGCTGAGGGTGGAACATATAAATTTGATGTTTCTGATAGCAGTGTTGGTGGTCACCCATTTAAATTTTCTACAACAAGCGGCGGAACACATTCCGGTGGAAGCGAATACACAACCGGTGTAACAACTTCTGGAACAGCTGGTCAAGCAGGAGCATATGTAGAAATTGTTGTAGCCGCATCTGCACCAACTCTATATTATTATTGTCAGTATCACTCAGGAATGGGTGGACAAGCAAACACTATCGACGGAAGTTCTTATGGTGCTTTTGGTTGGAACGTAAATCTTTGGGGCAGAGAAGATGCATTTACAACTGGTTGGGGTTTAGATGCTTGGGGCACTGGTGGCTCTTGGGGAGAAACAACTGATGAAGTTGTTTCATTAACTGGTTTATCATTAACATCATCTGTTGGAGATCCTACTTCAGGAGCTGAACAAGGATGGGGTAGAGCAGAATATGGACAAGAACCATGGGGAGAAAGTTTTAGTCCAGTTGTTCCACTAACAGGTTTAGGTTTAACATCAACTCTTGGTGATTTAGCATACGCAGCTTCTACTTCTGGTTGGGGTAGATTAACTTGGGGTGACAACGATTGGAATGAAGCAGGAATTACAGAAACATTAACTGGTTTAGGAACTACTTCAAGTCTTGGATCACCTACAATTACCACAGAAATAAATACTGGTTGGGGTCAAGATGGTTGGGGTGTTGAGAACTGGGGTCAATCAGGACAAACAGTTGTAATAGTTTCTGGAGTTGAAGCAACTACAGCTTCAGGAGAAGATGTAAGTTGGGGCAAACAAACTTGGGGTTCTGCAACAACTGGTTGGGGTGGTGAATATTATTTAACTCCGGCAGATGTAATGGGATTAACAGGTTTAGGAACAACATCAAATGTTGGAAGTCCTACTGTTAGATCTGATCTTGAATTAACTTTATCTGGATTAGGCACAACTTCTGAAATTGGTTCAGTAACTGTAAACTTTAATATAGAAGTAGACTTAACAGGTTTACCTACAACATCTTCTGTAGGCGCGATAACACCAGCAGATGTCATGGGATTAACAGGTTTAGAAACAACATCTAGCTTAGGTTCTATAAATATAGATTCAATAGAGTTAATAGATATTACCGGTGTCGGAGCTACATCTGGTATAGGATCACTTACTATTGAAATAGGCGTTCCTTTAACAGGGGTTTCTGCAACTGCAACACCAGGTTCTTTAACACCAGGAGATGTTATGGGATTGACAGGAGTATCAGCAACTGCTAGTGTGGGCAATATAGCACCTATAGGATATGAACGAATAACATGTGATCAAAGTGGTAATTATACACGTGTTACACTAGGAAATTAATTTAATATGTTATTGACATTAAGAATAAAAACAAATAAAAAAAGATACTAATTAGGAGAACAAAATTATGGCATCAACTTATACAGATCTCGGTATAGAACTAATGGCAACTGGTGAAAATGCCGGTACATGGGGAAACAAAACTAACACAAACTTATCTTTATTCGAACAATTAACTGGTGGATTTAATTCACAAGCAGTTAGTGGTACAGGAAATACAGCTTTATCAATTGTTGATGGAAATACTACTGGAACAGCTCAACATCAAATGCTTGAGCTTACAGGTACAATTACTGGAAACATTACTGTATCAATTCCTCTAGATGTAGAGAAAATGTATTATTTAAGAAACTCAACATCAGGTGCTTATACGGTTCAATTTAAATATATAACTGGATCTGGTGATTCATTTACTTTTTCAGCAACTAACAAAGGTGATGCTATCGTATTTGCTACTGCAAACGATGGAACTAACCCAGACATTTATACACTACCCGCTGGAACAGGTGATGTAACTCTTACTGGAACACAAACTTTAACAAACAAAACTTTAACTTCACCAAAAGTTGGTACATCTGTTTTAGATACTAACGGAAATCAATTAGCTTTACTTACAGCTACAGGTTCAGCTGTTAATGAAATTACATTAGCAAACGCTGCTACGGGTAATAACCCATCAATTACAGCGTCTGGTGATGATACAAACGTAGGCCTTAACCTTGTTGCAAAAGGAACAGGTGTTTTACAAGGTGGTGGTGCTGCTTTAAAAATAGCAGGAAAAGAAACTATGTGGGTACCCGCTGCAGCAATGTACGGACCAACAACTAACCCTGCAGACGAAGCACAAGTAGAAACTACAGCTACAAGACCAGATTTAAAAGTATGGGATTTCGATGCAAGTACACAACAATACACTCAATTTACAGCGGCTATGCCTAAGTCATGGAACGAAGGAACAATAAGTTATCAAGTTTATTGGTCTCCTAGTACAACAAATACAGGAAACTGTATATTTGGTTTACAAGCTGTTGCATGTGCCGATAGTGATACAATAGATGTTGCTTATGGAACTGCAGTAGACGTTACAGACGCTGGTATTGGAACAGTCGAAGATCAACAAATTTCAGCTGAAAGTGGTGCAGTCACAGTTGCGGGTTCTCCTGCAGCAGGTGAACAAACTTACTTTCAACTATTTAGAAAAGCTGCAGACGGTGGAGATACTTTTACCGGTGAATCTAGAGTTCTTGGTATCAAAATATTTTACACTACTGATGCGGCTAACGACGCATAAGGAAAATAAAATATGGCAAATTTTGGTTATCAAGTCTTAGGCTTTGGATCTAGAGCAGTAACAGGTCCTGATTATGTTGAAGCAACAGGCGGTAATGCTACATTCACAGTTAATACCGATTATAAAATTCATGTTTTTACAGGAGACGGAACACTTTGTGTAACCTCTAAAGGAAAAGCAGCTGGTTCAGAAACAGTCGACTACATGGTTGTAGCAGGCGGAGGAGGAGCAGGGACAGGAACCGGAGGTGGAGGAGGTGCAGGAGGTTTTAGACAATCTCCAGGTACAGCTTCAGGTTCATACGCAGTATCTCCACTAGGAGCATCTCCAGCAGTTGCCATACCAGTAGCTAAAGGGGCAATGCCAATCACAGTCGGAGGCGGTGGAGCTGGAGCACCATGTGGTTCTGGTACACCTTACAGAGCTACTCCTGGAGCAGATTCAGTTTTTTCAACAATAACATCTACCGGCGGTGGTGCTGGAAACTACGGCGATGGTAATGATCCTTTGGGTCCGGGTTCAAACGGAGGCCCTGGAGGTTCAGGCGGAGGAGCAGGAAGATTAAATAATAACCCAGGTCAAGGTAATACACCTCCAACAAATCCACCTCAAGGAAACAACGGAGGAACCGGGCCTTTCAATACAGGAGCCGGTGGTGGTGGAGCAAATGCAAACGCATCTGGAAAAACAGCGGGAGCAGGAGTAACTACTGCAATCGCACCGAGTTCATATGGACAATGTTCATCTGGTTCATCTTATTTCTCTGGCGGAGGCGGCGGAGGATCTGACCAAACAGGAGACCCGGGCGGAAATGGCGGTGTCGGCGGCGGAGGCCGAGGCGGTAACAGACAAAATTCACCTACAGCAGGTACAGCTGGAACTGCAAATACAGGCGGTGGCGGCGGAGGCAGAGGACTACCTTCAAGTAGTGGAGTTGCCGGTGGTAGTGGTATCGTTGTAGTAAGGTATAAATTTCAAAATTAATTATGGCACACTTTGCAAAAATATCAGAAGACAATACAGTTTTATCAGTGCATGCTGTTCATGATGGTAATGCAGCTTCAGAAGCAAAAGGAGCAGCTTTTCTAGAAAGAGTTCATGGTTGGCCAGAACATCTTTGGATTCAAACTTCTTATAATACATTAATGAATAAACACTACACAGAGGGTGTTGAGTCAGAAGATCAATCAAAAGCATTTAGAGGTAACTATGCAGGAATTGGTTTTAGTTGGGATTCAGAAAATCAAATATTCTGGACACCAAAACCATATGCTTCTCATACTAAAGATGTAGCAAATGCTAAGTGGCAAGCTCCTCACGAACACCCTGCTTTAACAGCAGAACAAGAAGCACAAAACGAAGCAGCTACTCATTTTTGGACATACAGATGGGACGAGGCAGCCTATCAAGCTGACAATACAGCTGGCTGGATATTGACAAATTTAGACGCGTAGTATATAAGGCCTATAAACATATATAGGTATGCAAAAGAAAGTATTAAGTGAACAGGCGATATATTTAGGTGATGTTAAAATGCCTAAAGGTTATGAAATAGATCCTTTTATATTATCTAAATCTATTTTTGAAAGCACATACACTCAAACAAAAGCACCTTTTAATCAAGAGTGGGATAAGTTAAATAAATACATCAAAGAACATTTACGTGTAAAATACAATTTAACTTTAGCTAACATTAAAACGTGGGGAACCATGTATTTACCTAATGAAAAAAGCAATCCTTTAAGAGAAACAAATCTTAATGATTTAAAAAATTCTCCTGACTTTGTTTGCTTATATGGAATTAATGCAGCAGATGTAATGATTAGAATCTATTATGATGATAATAGAAGACAAGGAAAATGTTGGGACGTACCTTTAACTCATGGTCAGTTTATAATGTTTCCAGCAAATAATTTCTATCACATAGAAAACAATCAAAAAAAATTATTAAACTTTATACAAACCATAACATATGAATATTTCTAAAAAAAATTATATGTTAGTAAATTTACCTTACATAAAAAAAGATATAGCACATTTTAAAAAATATGCGGATCTAGCTCACAAACGTTTTGAACACAGGTATGGTAAACAGCCTACTACAAGTTTGTATAATCAATACAATTCTATGACGTTGTTAGTAGGATCTGTAAAATATTATAAAATGTTTAAAGATGTTTTTAAAATTATTAGAAAGTATGCTAATACTAAAAAACCTTTATGGTTGCAGTCGTGGCTAAACATTCATAATGAACAACAGTTATTAACATGGCACAACCATGGTGACTCTTTGTTTCACGGGTATGTTTCAATTGACCCTAAAAACACTGAAACAGTTTTTAAAGACTATACTATAAAAAATAAAATAGGTAATGTTTACATAGGACCATCAGCAAATTACCACAAAGTTGTATGTAATAAAAAATTTAAGGATAAAAGAATTACAATAGCTTTTGATGTTGTTGATGAAAAGAGTATTAAACATACGTACAATAAATATGGAGAAGTGAATATAAACTCAGGTTTTATTCCAATATACTAATGAATCTAGAAAATTATTATTGGGCTTTTGAATCAGCTATACCTCCAAGACTTTGTGACCACATAATTGAACATGGTTTATCAAAGTCAGAATCTATGGCACGGACAGGTGCCTATAATGATAAAAATTTATCTCAAGATGATATTGCAGATTTAAAACGTAAAAGAGATTCTAATATAACATGGTTAGATGATCCATGGATATACAAAGAACTACACCCTTTTATTAACAAAGCTAATGAAAACGCAGGGTGGAATTTTGAATGGGATTTTTCAGAACAATGTCAGTTTACAAAATATAAACACAATCAATATTACGATTGGCATTGTGATAGTTGGAATAAACCATATGAAAAAGGAAATACAAAAGGCAAAATAAGAAAACTTTCAATGACTTGTCAACTTACCGATGGGTCAGAATACGATGGTGGAGAACTAGAGTTTGACTTTAGACAATACGAGCCACCTATGAGAGACGAATCAATACATTTAAAACAAGCCAAAGAAATTTTAGCTAAAGGATCTATTATTGTGTTTCCTAGTTTTGTGTGGCATAGAGTTAAACCAGTAACGAAAGGAGTAAGATATTCATTAGTAATGTGGAACCTTGGATATCCATTTAAATAAATGCACATACACGAATTTTTTAAAACACCAATATGGGTCGAAGATAAACCAGAGTTTGTTAAATCTTTAAATAAAGCTTCTGATAAATATATTAAAGAAGCTAAAAAAAGAAATAAAGATTACATAAAAACACATGGTGATTTTGGTTTGTCGTATCACTCTACACCTCTTACACTAGATAATGATTTTATAGATTTAAGAAATTATGTAGGACAAAAATCTTTTGATTTTTTAGATTGGTGTGGTTTTGATATGACACAATATCAAACTATGTTTCACGAAATGTGGGTACAAGAGTTTGCTAAAGAAGGTGGTGGTCATCACTCAGCACACGTACATTGGAATCAACACGTATCAGGTTTTTATTTTTTAAAAGCTAGTGACAGAACATCTATGCCAGTATTTCACGAACCTAGAACAGGTGCGCGTTCTACAAAATTATTATTAAAATCAAAAGAACTAAGTCACGGAAGTGAACTTGTGCATTTTAAAGTACAACCCGGAACACTAATAATATTTCCAGGATACTTAGAACATGAGTTTACTGTAGATCATGGTAAAGATCCATTTAGATTTATACACTGGAATATACAAGCCGTGCCAAAAATGATGGCAAAAAATGCGTAAGCACTCTTTTGTCTACACTATAGTAGAGGACTTTGTTGAAGTTGACAAAACAACAAGAAACAAAATCAAAGATATACCATTGACCAAAGACACAGTAAGACCTGAAATGAACTTAACTTCTTTTTATCAAACTCATAAAGAGCTATACGATCTATTGTCAGAAAAACTTGGTAGTACCTTTAAAAAATTAAACTTAAATTTAAAACATTGTTGGGTACAAAAATATTTAAAAAATAGTTATCATAGTGTGCATACTCATAACCCAAAAGGTAAATCTTTTGTTTGGTTTATAGAGGGTAATAAAGATTCTTCACCCTTATCTTTTTATGATGTAGGTTATCCAGCGGTGGATATAAATAAAAATATAATTTGTGAATTTAATCCTGGTAAATTAATTATATTTCCTGGATATGTACCGCATGAGGTAAGACCAAACAAAAATAATAGTAGACTAATAGTAAGTGGGAATCTTGATGAGTTACAAAGTAATAGATAATTTTTTAAACAATCAGTTTTACGAAAAACTTTGTTATGATTTAAAAGGAGAAAACCATCCTTGGTATTATACCAAAATAGATGTGGATTTAAAAAAGAGTATGAACAATGGTCTTTTTACTTACTCTTACTATGGCAATCATAAACCTTTGTCTGATAAGTTTGATGAACATATAAGACCTATAACAGAAAGTTTAGATGTTGATGCTCTTATGTTAGTGAGAGCAAACCTAGTTTTAAGAGATGTTGATACAATAGAAACACCATATCACATTGATAATAATTCTAATTACGGTACTACAGCCATATTGTTTTTAACAACGTGCAATGCAAAAACAGTTTTAAAAGTAAAAGACAAAGAGGTACCTGTTGATAGTGTTGAAAATAGATTGTTGTTATTTGACAGTAAAATAAAACATAAAGTCATATATCACACTGATGTATGGAAGAGGTTTGTAATTAATTTTAATTTTATAAGAAACAAAAATGAAATCTATCCATAATTATAAAAAACATTATTTTGCAAAAGATACTTTTATACAAGGATGGTATATGCCTGAAAAAGTTTGTGATAATTTAGTTAACTATTTTAATAAAAACAGAGACAAAGCAAAGTCAGGAACTAGCCTTTATCAAGGAGAAGTAAGCATAGATAAAACAATTAAAGATTCTTTAGATCTTAGTTTAGGAAATAGTAATTTTGAAAAAGGAGTTTTTGAATATCGATTACATTTACAAGAAATTTTAGATTTGTATGTAAAAGAATATCCTGAAGTAGTACGCCTTGATAAATTTAATGTTGAAGATGTTAATGTTCAATGGTATCCTGGCGGAGGTGGTTTTAAAACATGGCACTACGAAAGAGGAGCAAAACAAAACATGGATAGGGTTTTAGTTTTTATGACTTATCTAAATGATGTAAAAGATGGAGGAACCCATTTTAAATATCAAAAGGTGACCACACCTGCGATAAAAGGTTTGACTATAATTTGGCCACCAGATTGGACTCACACACATAAAGGACAAATAAGTGACGATAAAAAAATAATAGCTACAGGATGGTTTACACTAATATGAGTTTTAAAAAAAACAAATACACAATTATTCGCAATGCAATAGATAAAGACCTAGCAACGTTTGTTGCAAATTATTTCTTAATGAAGAAACAAGTCTTTGATACTTGTGTTAAACACAGATATGTTTCACCATTTGAAAACATGCTCGGTTTTTATGAAACTAAAGATGAGCAAGTAGAAAATACATACTGCGCATACTCTGATATAGCCATGGAGACTTTATTACTTAAATGTCAACCAGCAATGGAAAAAGCAACAGGTCTTAAATTATACCCTGCGTATTCATATGCAAGAGCTTATAAAAAAGGTGATGAACTTAAAAGACATAAAGATAGATTTAGTTGTGAGATATCTACAACAATGAATTTAGGTGGTGACCCTTGGCCTATATATCTAGAACCATCTGGAGAAACAAGTAAGAAAGGTGTGCAAGTAGATTTGAAACAAGGAGACATGTTAGTTTATAGAGGAATAGATTTAGAACATTGGAGAGAAAAATTTAAAGGTAAAGAGTGTGTACAAGTGTTTTTACATTATAATGATGTAAAAACTAAAAACGCTAAAGAAAATATGTTTGATACAAGACCACATTTAGGTTTACCAAATTGGTTTAGACATAAAAGATGATACCTTTTAACTTTCCTATTTTAAAAAATAAACTTAAAGAAAACTCTAAAATAAAAAAAGAGTTATTAAAATTAATAGATGAACAAGAATCAGGTGAATTAAAACAAAATGATGATTATTTCACTGATAGTATTTCAAGAGTAGATTGGAATAGAAAACATGATACAAAAAGAAAGTGGGTTAATTTAGTTGGACCTTATTTGCAAAAACATTTTACAGAAGAAGTAAAAAAGATAGGTTTATCTAAAGTGCAAATTTTTGAACTATGGTTTCAACAATACGGTAAAGGAGATACACATGGTTGGCATGTTCATGGACATAACTTTACTGGTGTGTATTATTTGGAGTTTGGAAAGAACTCTCCCAAAACTCAAATAGTAGAACCTTTGTCTTTAAAAATTATTGATGTAGATGTAAAGCAAGGAGATGTTATTATATTTCCAAGTATGTTCATACACAGAGCTCCTCCTTCTCAAACTAAAAAAAGAAAAACAATTATATCATTTAATTTTAATGCAGACTACGTGCATGACGATTTTTTAAAAGTTTTAAGAGCATGAAAATTATAGACAATTATTTGCCCGATGAGTCATTTGTTAAAATACAAAAGCTTTTTATGTCTTCAGACTTTCCGTACTATTTTAACAGCACGGTTGCTGATAAGACTGATACTAATAATTTTTATTTTACACATACAATTTATGATAAAAATGTTGTTAATAGTAATTACTATGAAACGTTAGAACCATTATTAACAAGGCTTGATACAATGTTTTTAAGAAGGGTAAAGGTAAACTGCTATACAAAAAGTGAAAAAATAATAAAACACAAACCACATAGAGACTACGACATATCACACAAGGGGGCTATCCTATCTCTCAATACTTGTGATGGTGGCACCTATATAGGTAAAAAATTTATAAAATCAGTAGAAAATCGTATCTTATTATTTGATCCTTCTGTCCTTCATTCAAGCACCAACTGCACAGATCAACAAGCTAGATTTAATATCAATGTAAACTGGAAGTAAATATAGCTATATTTTTACCAGTTTTATTATATAATGGAAAAGCTATGCTACAGAAACTAGGATTTTTACCAGGCTTTAATAAACAAGTTACCTCTACAGGGGCAGAGTCTCAATGGACAGGAGGCACAAATGTACGTTTTAGGTATGGTACTCCTGAAAAAATAGGTGGTTGGTCTCAATTAGGTGAGAGTAAATTAACAGGTGCAGCTAGAGGATTGCATCACATGGTTAATAAAGAAGGTATTAAATATTCTATCATAGGTACCAATAGAATTTTATACGTTTATTCTGGAGGAATATATTATGATATACATCCATTAACTAATCCATCAGGCACAGCTATTACAAACGCCTTTAGTACAACTAACGGACAACCACAAGTAACTATAACATTTCCAGGTGCACATAATTTTAAAGCTGGAGATATTATATTATTTGGTGATGCATCTACTTTTAGTGCTATTACAGGATCTAATTTTGGAGCGGCAGATTTTGCAGATAAAAAATTTATGGTAACAAGTGTCGGTGGTACAAACGACATTACAATTACAATGCCGAGCAACGAAGGAGGAGCAGGAGCAGTTAACTCAGGAGGCATAACTTATTTTCAATATTACCATGTAGGACCACCTGATCAGGTTGGAGTCTTTGGTTATGGTATATCACAATGGGGTGGTTCAGTTACAAGTCCACAAACAACAACATTAAGTGGAGGATTAAATAATGATGCATTTGGAACTGGTGGATCAGGAACTACAATTAACGTAGCAAGCACAACCGGATTTCCAAGCACAGGTGTTAATTTTATACAAGTTGGAACTGAAGAAATTTCTTATACTGGAATTACAGCTACAAGTTTTACTGGTATTACCAGAGCAGTTCGAGGAACAACTAGAGCTGCCCATAGCAATGGTGCAACAGTCACTGACTACAGTTCTTTTTCTGCTTGGGGTCAAGCAGCAGCAACCACGGATAAAGTGGCTGAACCTGGCATGTGGTCTTTAGATAATTTAGGTAGCACACTTATTGCATTAATATTTAATGGTGAATGTTTTGAATGGAATGCTGACGCGTCTAACGCTACGCAAACAAGAGCCTCAATTATTACTGGTGCACCAACAGCATCTAGAGATATGTTGGTATCTACTCCCGATCGTCACTTAGTATTTTTTGGAACAGAAACAACAATTGGTGATAAAACTACACAAGACGATATGTTTATAAGATTCTCGTCTCAAGAAAATATTAATGACTACGCACCTACAGCTGAAAATAGTGCTGGTACACAAAGACTGGCCGCTGGATCACGGATCATGGGTGCTAAACTTGGTAGGAATGCATTGTATGTTTGGAGCGATACAGCTTTATTTACCATGAGATTTGTAGGAACTCCATTTACATTTGCTTTTGAACAAGTAGGGACTAACTGTGGATTAATAGGTAAGAACGCAGCCGTAGAGGTTGATGGTGCTGCATACTGGATGTCAGACAATGGTTTCTTTAGATACACAGGTAAACTAGAATCTATGGATTGTTTAGTTGAAGACTATGTTTATAATGATTTAAATACTACATCTAATCAAATGGTGTATTGTGGTATTAATAATTTGTTTGGAGAAGTTATATGGTTTTATCCTACAGCAAATTCAAATGTTAATTTAAGATCAGTTACTTATAGTTATTTAGACTCTACAGCTAAACGACCAATATGGTTTACAAACGATAGCACTTTATTTACCAGAACAACTTGGCAAGATTCAGCTGTATTTGGTTTACCTCACGCAACTCAATACGATGCAAATACTGATACATCGTTTGACGTGACAGGAAACACAGAAGGAATTACTTATTACTATGAACATGAAACAGGAGTTAACCAAGTAAGACTTGGAGTAACTACAGCTATACCAGCTGATATTACATCTGGAGATTACGATATTACACAAAAAGTTGTAAGAGGAGCTGCTACAAATTTAGCAGACATGAGGGGTGATGGAGAAAATATTATGAGAGTTAGTAGAATTATTCCTGACTTTATAACTCAACAAGGAAATGCAATTATACAATTAGATTTAAGAAATTATCCTAATAATGCATCAGCTAGCTCATCACTTGGACCTTTTACTGTAACATCTTCTACAAGCAAAGTAGATACTAGAGCTAGGGCTAGGGCTGTAGCTTTAACAATATCTAATACTGCTGTAGATACTAGTTGGAAACTAGGAACTTTTAGATTAGATATACATGCTGGAGGAAGAAGATAGTGGCAAAAATAGTACAATCATTAACTAGAGCAAGCTCAGAGTATGAGGAGGATGTAGCACAATCTTTAGTTAGAGATTTAGATGCAGTGTTAGAAAAACTTAACACTACATTTCAAGAAGAATTAAAACAGGAGATAGAAGCTAGAAGTTTCTTTTTAGATTAATGGCAGTAGTAAACCAATATAAATTTGCAGGATTAAATGCTA